CGAAGGCGGTCTTCGTGGTCCTTGAGCATCGTCTGGACGCCTTCGAGGATCGTGGTGGTGCGGGACTCAAACCGCCCGAGGCCATTGGCGATCTTCCAGAGCGCCATGACGCCGGAAGCTCCCAGGCTCACCAATGCGATCACTGAAGCTGGGTCCACGCTGGCAAGAGGACTGCACCCATGCAGGGTAGCGGATTGGCAAGCGAAGGCCAGTCAGGCCGATCAAAGGATGTAGGTGGAAAAATGCCGAGGGATGATCAGCACCTGGCATAGATTTGCAAATCCGCCTACGCCCGTCCACGTAAGACTATTTGCTGTGGAACCGTCAAAACCAGCAGCAGATGGACTGCCAAGCGTTGTCACGGCACCATCCGCTACCCAAGCACCAGACGTGTTGCGCTTAATGTTGGCATGGTAATAGCCCTGACCATAGGCGGTTGGATCCCAGAACATTTCTGGTCGCAGAAGGTAAGAAGCAGTGCCGTCGCTGAACTTGACGATCAGCGTAGCCTTAGAAAGATTTGCCCAAATAGCCGAAGGAACTGTCGTACTTGACGCAGTGAACGTCCTAGGTGCGTTTTGGGTGCTTCCAGATCCCACGCCAATCCAGCCTTCCACGTTCGGAAACGTGTTGTAAAAAGCTGGGAGGTATAGCGTCGTACCATTTGCAACACGAAACCCGGCAGCAAGCTGGCTCGACGAAGGGGTGAATCCGATGTACTCAATAGAGCTTCCTACGTTTGGCGTAGACAGCACCGGGCCGTAGCTGATGCAGTCAATGACTTCTTCAAAATTAGTGCCTGAGCTGCGGTTAAAGGTTGCGTTGGCAGTGCCGTAGAACCTGCACGACCGGAATCTTTGTGTGCCAGAGAAGAAGTAATGATTTGCGCCGCCAGGGGCGACGATGTTGCGGAACTGGCACCCTTCAAACCAGGCAGTGTGGTTGGAAAGTACAGAGGCCGTATTTTGGTAGTCAAAGGTGCAATCGTAATAGCGAACGTCCGACCCTGCATTTGAAACGAAGCCAGCTGACGTGATAGTAAAAACACAGCTGTTGAACTCAGTTGGAGTTGACGAGCTAGTAAAGGCAATCCAACCTTGGGAGCCGTTGTAGTCCCCGCTGCCGTACTGGAAGTACGAGTTTGAAGCCCTAATCCTGCCTTGCGTCGTGAGATTGAATACAAACACGCCAACCCGAAAGTCGATCACTCGACAGTTGTCAATCGTCAGATTGCACGAGCTGCCTTCTTCGATGTGGATAGTACGATCGTACTTTTGAATGAGGCAGTGCTCAATGGTTGCGTTGTAGTAGGTAGTGGCATACTCAAACGTACATCCGATGCGGCTGTAATTGCTGGAGTAACCGACAATGTTGCAGTGGGAAATCAGGACGTTCCCGTTTGCCTTGACGCGGCCATGGTAGACGCCATCGCCAAACGCATCAAAAGTATTGTTCTGATACCAATGGCCGCCAACCTCGCCAAGCGCACAGTTCCGCACTTCGGACTGGTACGCGCCAGATGAGTTGATGCCGTAACCGTAAATCTTACGAAGGCGGCAGTTCTCGATCAGCACATACTCGGCCTGAGTGGCAATGCCCGTGACTAATTTCAGGTTCGCAAAGTTTGTCTCAGCCCATTGCGCTGGTACGCCACGCCCGTCAATAACGAGCCCTCGGATCTCCGTGAACGTGTTGGTGCCAAGCGCAGCAGTTACAGCGCTTGTGCAATTTACGGAAATGATTGTGGCACTAATGTTTGCAGTTTGCCTCAGCTCAGCTCCGTCCGACTCGATTACCAGCCCTTGACCATCAGCCAGCGTGACAGCAATAGCTCCAGACCCCAGCGCATAGAAGCTGCTGGTCTTAGGGATCCATAGACGTGCTCCAGCTGCGACGGCAGCAGTGGCAGCGGCATTGATCGCAGCGCTGTCGTTGGTTGAACCGTTCCCAACGGCCCCAAAGTCCCTGACATTCACCACGTCCCGCAGCTTGCTTTCAACGGTGCGAACGGCAGCACCGGCGCCACTTTGAGTAAATGCCAACTTGCTGGACGCGATGCCGGCGCTGGCGTTCACATCAGCATCGACGATCGCACCGTCCTGAATCTTGCCGCTGGTAACCGCACCGTCCTGGATCTTGCTGCTGGTAACCGCACCGTCCTGGATCTTGACTGTTGTGACGGCATCAGTTGACAGCTTGTTGGCTGTGATTGACCCGTCTGCGACGTTTGTGTTGGGGTTGATCCCCAGCACCTCGATGTAGTCCTTGTGTTCCTGGATGGCGTAGAAGTTCTGCAGGTCAGCGGTATCCAGCGCATCAGCGGTCAAGGCGCTGCCATCGTTCCAATCCACCAAGCGGCTGGTGGTTGGCGTTTCGCGGCGAATGCTCAGCGTTTGGCCAACAACCGGCGCGGCACTGAGCTGCACCTGTGTAGCACTCGTCCAGGTGTAGTTGACGCCATCGGCCAGCAGCTGCGTGTACCCGCCGCTCTGCAAGCTCAACCCGTAGTACAGCTTGACGTGTGCCCGCAGCAGGTACGGGAACGGCACTGTGAACGTGACCGTTGACCCGTTGCCCGGGTACTGCACGTAGGAGAAGGGCACGGCTAGGTCTGCAGGTCTGTAGACCTATTGTGCCGAAACGCCCAGCCCCTTCAAGAACTTGCCGGTTTCCCTCAGCTCTTCCACCGCCTGCTGGTTCTGAATGATCGTCATTTTGGTCTTGGCCTCGCTCCATTCCTTGGCGGGCTGGCTGGTGCCGGCTGCAGCGCGACGTTCCAGTTCATCCTGCGTCAGCAGGTCGTAGTAGTCGGTGACACCGCGGATCAGCTTCTGGGCAATCTTCTTCCGGCGCAGTGCCGGCGGCAGGCCGCCAGGAGGGGCGGATGACAGCTTGTCGTCGTCTTCCAGCCGTTGATACCAAGGGCTGGTGAACAGGGCATAGAAGGCCTCCTTCTTGGTGCGGCCATTGGTGACACGATCAAGGATTTGCGTGAGAGGCAGGCTGGCGCCGCCATCTTTGCGAATCCTGATCCCGTCATTGGTGACCGTCTCAATGGGCATCGAGAGCCGCGCGTCAACGCTTTTTCCTGCAAGGCCCATGCGAGCTGATGGTGGCAGATCGGCGGGCGCCTTGATCTTGCCGTGGATGTTGTTGTACTCCTGCTGGAGGTCATCTGACATTGCGATGCCATCCAGCTTCCGCTCAAGCAGCGGCTTTGGCGGGTCAAGCATGTCCTGCGTGTCGAGCTCGCTGTAGACCACATCGTTGACCTTCCCCTTAGGCCAGACGGCCGGGAAGAACATGGGGAACGCGCGGGACAGGTTGATGCCAAGGACGTGCCCTCGCGGTGTGCCGAGGTGATCGGCCTCCTTACGCTTGGCACCCAGGGCGCCCGCTGCCAATGGAATGGTGTCCATCAGGAAGTTGCGCAGGAACTGCTCTGCCTTTGCTGTCGCGTCGTCCAGTCCCAGCAGGTATTCCTGGTTGGCAGTGCTCGGTTCGTCGCGGTAGAAGCTCTGGCGGTCCATGCCAAGAGCACGCTCGAGATTTCGCTCTGCACCGATGAATGGGATCTGACCAGCACCCATGAAGCCGACGAACTGGCTCAGCTTCTCTCCGGCTTTCTCCGTGCCAGACAACATGGCATCAAGCAGCAAATGCAGCTGCTGCACGCCGGCCTGGCGCGTGACGTGACTGGTCAGCATCTTCATGATTGCCAACCCCAGCTCGTTGCCGTCGTAGTCGTTGGTCAGGGCCGATGTCGCCACGTCCTTCACGTCCTTCCAGAGGAACAGGACATTGAGGACCGGGAAGCCGCCGAGCTTCATGCCGAACAGCGTGTTGCGTCGGTCAGGGTCAGGATCGGTCCCGCCGCCAACCTGCCCGGCCGCGTCAAGCACGCCGAACGCTGCCAGTAGGGCCCCGCTCATCACCCACCCGGCCTTGACTCGAGCGACCAGTTCCGGCGATGCGTCCTTGCCGCCGTAGGCCATCTTGAGCGCGTCGAACATGCCGAACGTGGCCAGGCGGTGATCAAACAGCAGGCCCATGAACGGTGAGCGCCAGTACGGCATCACATAGCGATCCACCATCCAGTTCTGGCGGAGGCCCATCATTCCCCGATCCAGCACCTCCCCGGGGTTGCCGGTTGGTGCGTCCTGGAAACGCATCTCGGAGGAGTACCGCAGCGCTTCCACCGATTCCGGTGTGGCCATGGTCGGGGCGCCGGCCATGTTGCGCTCGGCAAGCATCGCCCCGATCTCGTCGTCAGTGAAATCGCTGCCCTTGAGGCCGTTCTGCTTGCGGAAGGCCTTGATGTCGCTTTCGCTTGGCGTCGCCTGGTAGATCGCTTCATCGAGCTGGCGTTGCACCCATTCCGCCCTGGTCCGGTCGTCAAACAGCCCGAGCTGATTGCCCTCCATGCGCGCCTTGACCTCAAGCTCGGCTTTCAGCTTGAAGAGGTAGTGGTACTTGCCAAACACCTCATCCACGCCAGCCATGGCCCGCAGGGCGGGTTTCCATGGGGTGTAGAGGTCAATGTCCTTCGCGCTGATGCGTTGGATCCCCTCGCCTCTGGAAAGACCAAGGGCAGCCACCGATGCCTCCAGCCGGTTCATGCCCGTGTTGAACGTGCCGCCTGGCTTGGTGAGGAACAGGATCCGCGCCGCGGCCTGCAGCTTGTTGGTGAAGATCCCCATGTTGTGCGGGTTGCCCAGCCGCATGGCCCAGTTAGAGCCAGGCCGGTAGGGCATGTCGAGGATGCCCTGCATGTCCGCGATCTCCTGTTCATTGGTGAGCAGCCGCTTGCCGTAGGTGTCGAGGTTGCCGCTGTAGTGGCTCACGCCGTTCTGGAACACCCGCTGCAGGTCACGGCTCCAGGTGGCGCGCAGAGTGGTCCAGGCGTAGTTGTGGGCCTCGCTGCTGATCTTCAGCGCTTCCATCAGTGGGGCGCGGGTGAGTTGCGTGCCGATCGGCGTTAGGCGGGCGCCGTTGTAGAAGGTCTGCTGCACCGGCCCAAAAATGGCCATCACGCCGTTGCTGCCGATGTTCAGGTACTGCGAGTTGAGGTTGCCAAGCTGGCTGTCCTTCACCAGCGCCGTGCTCATCCGCATGTGGGTGTTGAACCAACCCTTGTCCAGTCGAGACTTCGGATCCAACCCATCAATCTTGGTGGTGTCGATCAGGAAGTCCAGCTGTTTCGAGTCGCCATTGTCGATCGCATCAACGACGCGAGCGAAGTGTTCGTCGGCGCCGAGATCCTTGCCGGTCATGCCAATGGCGTCTGTCACGCCTTGCTCGAACTCATCGCCAAGGTCCAGGCGGAACTGTTCAAGATCGAGAATGTTCTCCTGCTGGCTGCGCAGTGCTTGTGCGTGCCTTCTGGTGACGAGGTTGTTGTGGCGCTCCATCACCAATGCCAGCTTGTACTGGCGGAAGGCATCTTGCATCAGCTCCGGCGGTGGCTTGGCACCGGGAATGGCTTTCGCGTAATCCCGAATCTGCTCAAGGGAGTCGAGGTAGACCCGTTTGGTGCGATCGGCCCAGAATCGCAGCCACAGCTTGTTCTCCACGGCGTTGATTGCCGGGGCGGTCTTGACCGCTGCTCGAGCCAGCAGGTCAGCATCACTGGCGCCCAGATCCCGGTAGTAGTCGCTCACCAGCTCGATCAGCTTTTCCTTGCCATAGCGGCGGGTGACGAAGGCGAAATCGTCTGGCGCGATCCGTTCGTGGGTGATGCCAAGCGCTTCCGCAAAGCGCGCGTAGTCCTCGCGGGTGGAGAGGTCAACCTCGCGGATCAGGCGGTCGTAGTTCTGGAAGCGGCCTTCGCTGCCGAGCGGTCTGGTGCGTTGATCCAGGCCGCGGCCAACAAAGTCATCCACCTGTTTCGATGACATGGTGGCGGCCAGCTGCTGATAGCCGCGCTGGACATCCGCCGTGTCCATTTCGCGGGGTGTGCCATCCCGGCCGGGGATGATCACGCTGTCGCCAGGAGGTGCCGAGACGCGGGTCCATGCAGCGTTGAGCTGCCGGTCGATGCCTTCCAGCTCCTGCTGCAGTTCGCGCTTACGCTGCTGCAGTTCCTGGTCGCGCTGGAAAGCGTCGTCGCAGTTGTTGGCGGTCATGGTCAGCAGCCCTCCTGTTCGGCCTTGCGGCGGTTGTCGATGATCTGTTGGTCGAGGTCGTCAATCTGGCGTTGAAGCCGCTGTTGACTGGCCTTGGTGGGCATCTTGATGCTCTCATCAAACAGGGCTTGGTTAAAGCCTTGCTTTTCTGGCCGATAGTCTTTCAGAGGGTTTCCATAAAGGTTGTAATCTTCCCAATAACCAATCTTGGCCTCTCGATTAAGTGCATACATGGTCCTGAAGTTACCAGTAATTCGATCGGGCCGGTAAACATGAACCGTCTTCGTCATTTCACCACGCGCCGCCCGCTCAAAGACCGACGAGATTGACTCAAATCCCCGTCCTTGGAACAGGTTGACGGTGCGTTCGACAAGATCAAAAACTTTGTTAACCGCACCAACAATCGCTTTAGCTGCTTCATAGATTCTTTTGCCGACTGGCGTTGCAAGGTCTTCATCTGTAACTCCAGAATAGTTTTTGAAAATGTACTGAACCGGGTCTTTGCCTTGGGCGCGAGCCGCAAAGACTCTGGCGGCAGCCTCGGTCAGCATCTCGTCGTAGGCAATCGTCTTTTGGTCGCCCCCGTAGTCGGCCGTCGCCTGGCGCACCTTGAAGCGGGCCAGGCCCGTGTTCAGTATGGCCATGTCCTTGTCGGACATTGCCATCCGCGCGATGCGATGGAAGCTCTCATGGAAGCCGGTTTCAAGTAACTGGTCAAACGGCTCCTCCATGTAAAACTCGTCGATCTTGCCAACCTGTCGGTACAAATGAATAGTGTCCTTCCACCACTGGTACATGCCAGCAACGTCGCTCATGTCATTGCCGCCTCCCCAGGCCGCGTTCTGCTTTGCCATTTTGTAGGTGTCCAAAACCCGAATCCGCACGTCCTCGCCGACGACCTTGCGCCAGGCTTCAAGCATCTGCGGCAGCCGCTCGGTCACAT